ATCCAGTAATTGCAACATTACCTGAGTAAGTCGCCGTAACATAACCACCTGTATCAATTAGATAGCTAAGGCTGGCCCAGTTTGCAGAGCCAGTACCTGCTTTTACTTTTAGTGTATCTGTTTCTAGTCCTAACTCACCTTGTGCTAATGTTGGATTAGCTGATGACCAGTTAGATGCTGTGTCTCTTCGTATTTGAATAATGCTAGCCATGATTATGCACCGCCTCCGTTAAAATTCTGAGCTGTAAGATAAGTTGAATTAGCAAAACCACCGTCTAGCCCTGCACCGGAAGTGCCTGCAATAAACTTTGATGTGCTGTTATCATAAACTAAAGTTTGACCATCTGTTGGAGCAGGTGTTAGATTAACATCACTAAGATCATCAAGAGATACAACAGAAGCAAGAGAAGCTGCTAAAATTCTTGCAGTCAAAGTAGCTGTAGTAGGTAAAGTTGTGTCGTTACTTACAAAAGTTTCTGATGATAAAACAACAGCAGCAGCATCCATATCACTAAAGGCTACACTGGTTAAGTAGCCTGCGGATGCGTGGTTACCCCAGCCAAATGCTGTGTTCCAGTTAGCAATGTTTAAGTTAGAGCCTGTAACAGCACCTGAAAACGTACCTGTAGTTCCAGCAACAGCAGTAAACGTACCAGCCGCTGGTGTTGTTCCACCAATAGTTACGTTGTCTAAGGCACCACCGTTAAGATCAATAGTTCCTGCGGTAACAGTCCCTGAAACAGTAACATTAGCAAACGTAGCTGTACCAGTAAACGTAGGTGAACCTAAGTCTGCCTTAGTTGCACTAGCTACTTGAATAGCATTAAATTCTGTGTCAAACTCTGAACCACGAATAACCTTATTGGCGTCACCTGTAGGTAAAGAATCTTTAGCAGTAAAATTTGTGGATTTTACATAGTTAGACATAAGGCTTTCCTATCCGTTGTGTCTTTTAGTTAAACACCCTAATCTAAGATGCTTAAATAAAAGGGGGCCATTGCGACCCCCGGTGTATCTTACGCGTCAACTAGCGAAAGAATAAACCCAGCTTCTGGGCGGTAGGTTTGGATGCCGTACAGAGTATCAGCAGTGTACAGCGTGGAGAGGTACTCCTGCTTGTACTGAGTCTGCGAACGTACAGCCATTTGCTCTGCAAGTACAAGAGCGTCTTTGTGGAAGAACAAGCAACCACGGATGTCCTTAGTTGATGCAGTGTTTTGACCAGCCGCTTCAACAACGGGGCAGTTGCTAGATACATATACGTCTACGCCGTACAAGTTACCAATCAACCCTGACTCGACACCACGTCCACCAACAAAGTCAGAAGACACGTAGCGATCAATACCCATGATAGACTTACGCGCCGCAGGTGGAATCACCAAACAACGGTTGTCCATAGGTACACTAGCATCGTCCATCAACTTGATAGCTTCGCGGAAACCAAGATCAGTAAAGTTATCACCGTCAGTTACAGTGTCAACTGCAAAAGCAGAAAGACCTGTAGCAGCGTTAAAGTAATAGCTGTTACTGTTAACCCAGTTTGCACCAGTGTTAGCAGGAGTAGTAGTACGAGTACCATCGCCAAAGCCAGTAGCAGCATTCATCAGGTCAGTGTCAACCGTAAGAGCCAACTGATAGCCAGCATCTTCAGTGTAGAACTGACGCAGAGAGGACAGTGCCTGTACTTCTACGATATCTTCGATGAAACGTGAGTACTCAAAGTGTCGATCAATAGTGATCTGCAACTCAGTCTCAGTGTTTGCTTGGATAGTGACAGCAGTGTCAGCTACCTTAGCATTTGCTTCACCACGAATGGGCTTAGGTACGTGAATCAAGTCACCCTTCTTTCCTGTCATAGACAAACGCTTGACAAGAGGTGCCATCTTCAAGTTCTTCTGGAAAGCAGCAATAATTTCGTCACTCCAAATTTCTGGAATAAACTTGTCTGCTTTGGCCTTATTGACGATAGAGTTACCGCCAACTGTGCCGGGATAAGTTTGTTCAGCCATTGTATTTCTCCTTTAGGCTACTTGACCCTCCTATCCGCATAAGCTGCCATTATTTCAGGCTGTAGTGCCATGTAGCGGTCAGGGTCTTCTTTCATAAGTTTAATTAAGTCAGCACGACGATAAACTTTCTTACGAGATCCTTCTGATGTTCCACGAGCGTTGCCTGTGTTAGCAGACTGTACTGCACTCTTACGAGCTACCTTTTCAGCTTGCGCTGTCTGTTGGACTACTTGGTTACGTTCTTTCCAGTTACTAAATAGTTCATCAGCGGCATCGTAATCGTACTGTTGGTCAGCATGTACAAACAAGTTTGTTCTGACTTTAGACCCCTTGATCCACTCAGCAAACTTAGGGTCTTGCAAAATACCTTCCATTTCTGGATGCTTAGATTTAAGCTGTGCAAGAGTAGCCTGTTGTTTGTATTGTTGTGTATAAGCTTCTGCTTCTTTTATCTTAGGGTGGTTGTCTATAGCTCTGTTTACAGCAGTTGTAGGATCAATAAAGAAATCTGTATCATCTTCTTGTTGCTGTTGTTGAGGTGCTGGTTGGTTAACAAGTTGTGTCTGAATGTGGTTATCAACAACTTTACGTAACTCTCCAACTTCCGTACTCTGCTTGCCAGTAAATCTTTCAAGCTCTTGGTGCATCTGCACTAGATCCTCTACTGACTTACCTTGGTACTTTTCTGGAAGTTCAGATTCTGCTTGAGGTTGCTCCTCTGGAGTCTCTACAGTATCTTCTGTGTCGAGTTGATCTGTTGCTTCTAACTCTTCTTCTGGACGCTCATCAATAAGTGTTGCTCTTGACATAATATAAACTTACCCCGCCTTATTAGGTTGTGGAGAAATATAATAGGAGTTGCCCCGGTTAGGATTCCTTACTAGTCTGTCCTGCGTTCTCGTGTTCACGTACCCACTTCATGTGCCTACCGGGAAAGTCCCCAGAGGCACCGTCAAGTATGTGACGAGTAGCAGAAACAATCTTTGTAGCATTAGCACCACAATCGCACCTACTGATTGTAGTATCTTGCTCTACAAATTCTTCAAAAATATGTCCATTAGTACAACGAAACTCAAATACTTTAATCATCGTCTTCAGTCTTATTAGCTTCTTCGTAGTTAGTAGTAACGATGGTTTCCATGTTGATTAAGTGGGCTAATACGTTTAGTTGTCCCTTACGGAAGTACATATCGTTAGCATCTTTAGTTGATTCTATGCTATTAATGTTGTTAGCGTTGTTAGTAAATTCACTCGTAAGTTGCTTCCAACCGTCTGTCATAAAAAGACTAAAGTAATTGTCGTAGTACACTTGTGTTTCTTGATCCACTTGAGGCCTCTCAGGTTTTCTCTAGTTAATAGGATATACCTTAGTATACTCTATATTATACCATAGTTTTACTCAAAAGTCAAGCTATTTTTAATGTTATTTTTACCGCTTCTTGGCTGTCTTAGCTGCTTTTTTGAAGGCAGAGGCCTTTGGTGCACCTCTAGACCCCGGTTTACGCATGGTTTCTCCTGAACCAGCAGCAATACGCTTACGTTTAGCATTAATATTACTATACAATCCACGTTTAGCCATTTTATTTTCCCTTTGGCTTTTTCTTCTTACCTTTCCCGTAACTATACATTGGCTTTCTCCTTTGCTTTTTTAGACAAGTCTTTGTAGTGGTACAATTTTACAGAAGTCTTGCCGTGGGTTTTACCAGAATGTAAAGAACCATCTGGCATTTTGTGAGTTCCTCCTGTGTGTAAGGTTCCGTCACGTTTGTAGTGCTTCATGTTTTTAGCCATATTAATCTACCGTATACACCTTAGTTATTGAGATTACCCACTGTTGCGGTATTACTAACTCTGCATCACCCTCTATAATTTTATTATCTTCAATTAACAAGTGAGGACAAATTATTAACTTCTCTTCGTCGTTTAGTAAAATAGAACCACAAGAAATAGCAGTAGCTACTTTAATTTTAGTTAGCTCTTCTACTTCTCGCCAACCTGCGTTAGAACCACCTTGGGCATCTTTCCAGACTACACAGTATAAGTCTACCATTTGACCTTATCCGACCAGTAAGCAGCAGAACATTTTCCTTTGGCTATGTTTTTAGCGTGTCTAGCTTTAAAGGACTTACGTCTAGCTTTATCTTTAGCACTACTAGGGTTTTTACCTGCGCCACTAACCCCCTGTTGTCCAAATCTAATTGTTTTAACTGAACCATCCTCACACTTAGCTACAACTACATGAGACTTCTTAGGATGATTAGGAGTCCTCTTTGGTTTGTTGTACCCGCTTACTCCCGCCCTTGCTAACCTTGGATCCTTTTTGCTCATTGAGTTGGCCCTCTAGTTCCTTGACCCGGCTCTCCAGTAAGTCCAATCTGTCTAGGTGGTCGCTGAACGCCTTGTTGATTTGGTCTAGGAACTTGTTGGTTTCTGTTTGTGTCATTAGCACGACTAGGCTCTCCTTTACTAGCTTGGTTGTTAAGAGTTTTTTCTTTAAGTGCAATATTAGCAATCTTTAAACGGCGTTCAAACTCTTTGTCATCTTCGTCACCTTCTCTGAGGTTTTTAGTAATTGCGTCAATCTTATTAATCTCAAGTTCTTGAGGTGCTAACTGAGCGTCAACAGCGTACTTAACAGCCCTAGCTTGAGATTCTTCAGCTTGTCCTTGTAGTGCTGATGTTTGCGCTTGCTGTAACTGTAGTTGTGATTGTTGAACTGCCATAGCCATCTGTTGTTCTTCAGGATTAGGCTGAGATGCTTGCTTCATGGTTGCAATAAGGTCTTCACGGTTACTTAGGTTCATGTTGTCAATGATGCTTTGGATCAACACAGGGTACAGAGGACTGTCTTGCTTCATAGTCTGCAAGAGTTGTACAAGCTGTGTAACCTCGTACTCCCTAGCAATAATGCCTAGAGTAGACGTAGCAATAAACTTGTAGTCAGACACTGGGTAATTCTCAGGATCAAACTGCATGTACCTGTGAGCAGCCTTAGTCACGAAAGGTAACAAGAAAGACTGTTGGAAGTTTATAAGAGTGCGTTTATGACGCTTGATAATAGCACCAAGAGACATACTGATCCCAGCAGCAGTAGCCTCGCCATTAACTTGTCCTGCGATACCCGCCGAATCAACGGCTCCAGTAGCCTGCTGTACCATGCCTTGGAGGGCTTGAGCCTGTGCAAACGTGATTTGTCCGACTTGACCAAAGTTAAACGGTTGTAATACTTCACGAGGATCTCCGTTAGTTAGGATCATCTTACCGGGGCGTACTTCTGGTTTAGCCCCTCTAGGAAGCCGTGTAGCGTCGATAGCGAGCATTGGGTGGATAGTGAGGGCTAGTGCGTCAATACGAGCGCGTAGCTCTGTATCAAGCGCCTTCTGGCTATTGTAGCCCTTTTCACAAACACCACGACCCCAGAACCTTGATGGTACTACGTCCCAAGGAAAAGCAACTACAGGACGATCACCCATCATGTATGGGTTAGCTTCAGCCTTAAGCAACGTACCACCGTTAGCAATAACAACAATAGCCTCTACGTACTTACCGTCTTCTTCTACGTCTACCCCCTCTGCTTCTAGTAGTTCTCGTGGTACAAGTCCGTAGTACTTAGTTAACCGAACTTTGTCATCGTGGTACACAGATAAGTCTTGGTCTGGTTCTAGTTCTGAATCAGGAGCAGCAGACTCAAGGTACGCCTCTTTGTACACTCCTTGCTCTTGTAGAAGCTCTACAGAGTGCATAGACACAAACTCATCAATAGCTACACCCATAGCATCTTCAATAGACGTAGCTACAGGGTCAATAAGGAAGTTCTGAGGCATTACTGGTTTTAACTTAACAACAACCCTGTCCGTAATGTTAACGCCTACAGCCGTGAGATCCCCACCCATAATGGGTTGAGTTGCTGGAGCCATCTCTTTAATCTCTTCTAAAACGATCTCGCCAATACCTGTACCAAAGACAGCAGAGTTAATTAAGCACTCTGCGACAGCCTTACGTACCTTACAGGATTCAAAGTCCTCTGTTAGCTTGTTGCGTAGGTACAGTACGTCCTGACGCTCTTGGTCGTTCATATCATCTTGTATGTCAAACCACTTACCACGACCAAAGGTAGCTTCTTCTAGTTCTGCTACGTTAGACTCTACAGCCTGCTGTAACGCAGGAGAGATAATTCTAGAACGCTCTGACGCTCTTTCAGAGTCAGCAGGATCCCATTGACCTCTCCATAACCTATAGTATTCCTCAAACTTTTGTTCGTAGTTTGACTCATAGTTGTCTCTCCAGTTGTCACACTTTATCATTACCCACTGTTCTAGTGACTCTTCGATTAAAAGCGGGTCGGGGCTATAAATTTCTTCTGCCATAGTATTTTCCTTAGAGTATTGCTACGCTGTAACCAAGTGTAAAAAACACCACAGCAGAAATTGCGTAGATTCCGTATGTATTAAAGGGACGCCAAACACGCTTGTTGCTCATAGATTTTACTAGCTCATTTGGTAAAGGGTTCATCATTTTAGTAACCTGCTACTATATCTAATATTTCGTGATCGTCAACTTCAAAGTCGTAGTTGTATGCTACTTTGGCTAACTGATCTATGTATGCTAGTGCGTCAATCAAGTCATCGTGGGTCAGAGGATCAGGGAACTGAAACAGTTGATCCATGAATCTGTTGTTCCACTCTGCTTTTCTTAGTTCTATTTGTCCGTTCTCAAACCTTCCTTGCAAAGCCCACATAACCCTATCAGTCTTTTTCTTGTTACCGTGGGTTAGTTCTTCGACTCTAAAAAATCTCCCGTACTGTTTCATTAAATCTGTCAGGGGACTCATTACAGCCTGCTTTGCTATTCCTCTTTCGATACCAACACTAACGGGTTCGTAATCTCTAACGGCCTGAAATATCTTGGAGGCAGTCTCGTCAAGGCTCCACCTCCCATGTATAATGTTATCAACGTACCAACCATTAGTACCAACTTTAACAACAGCGATTGCAGTCTCATCAAGTTTAGTGTTCTTAGTCCTTTTCTTGTTAACTTCTTCAAAGCCAGCTAAATCAATAGCGATATAGTATTGGGCATCGTCTGGTTCTTCTCCAAAGTGTACCCAATCTTCTTTGAACATTTCTGAGCCTCTTGCTTCAAATGAGGCCATAAACTCTTGTCGGAAGGCGTAACTCGACATGGACTTCTTTGCTGTGTCAATTTCTTCAGGGTCGAGGATGGGGTTGTCATAACTGGTAAAGTGCCACCCCTTGTAAGTTTCATCGTCACCTAGCTCCGCAAACTTGTACAACTCGTAAAAGTGATTCCTGCCCATAGGCGTACCTATAAACATCGCTGAACCTTTTTGGTCAGCTAGTGCTGGACGGAGGATCTGCTCCCATACGTCAGGCTTCATGTCTGCGTACTCGTCCATTACAAGAAACTTCAAGGAAACACCACGCATTGTCTCTGGCCTGTCGGCTCCTTTGAGACTAATCATGGCCCCGTTGACCAGCTTGATCTGTAGATTATTGATGTGGGCACCACTAATCACAGGGTTTCCTAGCTCCAAGAGGGTTTGCCACATGATATCACGGGCCTGTCCCTGCGTGGGCGCAACGTAAAAAACTTGACCTTTGTCGGTCTGTAAAGCATTTATGATAAGCATCCATGCAGCGAGGCGTGACTTCCCTGTCCTTCGCCCTGCCGCTACTACCTTGAACCGTGTAGGATCAGAGTAGACTTCCTGCTGCCACGGCAACAGTTGTACATTTAAATCTGTCAAAGTTTAACCTGCGCAGTTTCTCTGCCATATGCCATCAGTAAACGTATAACCATTCTGGAACGGTACGTAAGTCTCACACCACTCTGGAGAACCCGGAGTAAGCCCGTCAGCATCAGTAGCTTCTGGCTCTACGTAGTCACGCTTAGGCCAAGGGACTCTTTTACTAAACAAAATATTACCTGTGTTTGTGTACTCTTGCTTAACATACATGTTACTAGGATGTACAAAAACTTCTTCTCCGTTCTTTAACGTGTAGGTAGAACCATCTGGATAATTAATTACAGTAGGTGTATCAGCAAATGCGGCAAAGCTAACAAGGCTGGCAAGTAAAGCAGCAACAATAGTAATTACAAATGCAAATGTTTTATCAGTCATGGTTTAGTTTCTCTTAGGTTAAGGTTTGTTTACTTTCTTTCTAGTACGTCCACATAACAGGCAGTGAACCCCGTATGTCTAGGTGGATAAAGTTACCAGCGACCCCTATACCTGTAAAGCCGTGTTCTAAGGCAGCTTTTATTAACGAATACCGTTGAGCAGAGTTAGTTATTTTAATGTCTGCTGCTATGCCTTGCGCGTGAGTCCCCGGTATCTCTTTTATAGCCTCTAACGGGTGGCTAGGGCTTCTGTAGCCGCTGGTAATAACAAATGGAAGACCACAATAGTGCCTGAGTGTGTCTAGTTTTTCTAGAAACTCAGGATTCATGCTGTTTTCTCCTGTTTCTTTACAGTCAAACTCTGTGATAGAGAAATACTTCACTTCTTAGTAGGTTTTTTCTTAGGTTTAGCTTCACTCAGGGTCTTTGCTGCCCTAGCTACGTCGTTGTTGTACGCACGTTCACAGTGTTCGTCATCAAACACAAAGTTAATAGACGCTCCTAGCCATGCCCAAGTCTTAGACTTACTCTTTAACCTGTGACTACGCCCTGATACAGACTCATTAGCGTTGTCACCTAGAAGTATAGCTACGTTTACCAGTTGGCTAGTAGCATCTCCTACTCTTACTACGTATCCTAGTACTTCGTCTAGTGCTTCTTCTACTTTACTCTGTGACATCCACTGATTCTCCATCAAATGTTCTCTCTTCTTGAGTGCTATCAAACACTTCTGTAGCTCCAACGCCAGTAATGTTGATCTGTATTGCGTTCCTACCACCGTCCTTCATTACTTCCTTCTCAAATGCACCAACAGGAAGTATACGATCCATTATTAACTTCCACGCAGCAGCTTGGTTCTTGTGGTCATCGTTAGTTGCAGCATCAAAGATAGTCTGTAACACTAGTTCTGACTTAGGACTAGCTAACATACGAGCTTTGTACTCATTTATGATGCCAGCATCGCCCTTAGGTCTACCTACTTTACCTCTAGAGCCTGTGGTCTTAGCCTTTACTTCAGACTTCTTAGGTCTGCCTCTACTTCTCTTCCGTAAGTTTACTTCCTTACGTTCTGCTAGTTGCTTAGTTAGGGTGTCATCTTCAGACATTCTCCTGTGTTCCTTATGTTTAACATGAGTTCGCATGAGTCCCTTACCTAGGAGGCAACAGAAGAAGGGATCTATACGAACTGTTTAGTAGTCAACTAAGGCCCAACATCTGTCTTATTAATTCATCCTAGTATCTGCCTTATATTATACCATAGTTTTACACAAAAGTCAAGCTTTATTTAATGTAAATATATAACAAATACTACTTAGGGCATCCAGATTTATTACTTTAGTGCCGCCCGTAGGTAAACACAAGATATAACAAGAGGTTATACATATGTCAACTAACCTACTTTTTATCTAATTTCACCTTATTTTGTGCATGGGTAGGTACTACAATAATAACCACAGGTAATCCCCCTCCCCCGGTACCAACATGAGGCCCACCCCTAGGCAACCCTCTAGCATAGCACAGGCAGACACAAGGTGCAAGGGTAAACATTGGTATTATTCACAAGGCTACAGGGGTTGACACAAGGGGCAGACTATGGTAGTACCAAAGGCCTTGGGTGTATCACAAATAGTCCTGTGTTGTCAAGGGTAATATTCACGTTGACAAAGAGTGTGAACCAGTGTAGTACCCTCAGGCTGGACTAGATACTACTCAAGGCCTGATGTCAACAGCCTATAGATATACTGGTATTATTACCAAAGGACTTGACACGGGATAACTTATGTAGTATTCGCGCCCGCGTTCCTCTTTATATGCCTAGCGCCAGCCTTTGTATAAAGTGGTAATATTCACACTTGACTCTAGGCTAGCCTGTGCTATTATGGTCACAAGTTAAACAAAGGGAGGCCTGAGGCCATGACACCAATGCCAGCAGATATACGCGCAGTATCATACGAGGACCTAGAAAAACTAGTGGCCTTTTATGAGCGCCGACGACAAAACCACGAAAACCTTAGCAGGTTATACAACGAGCTCGACAGACGCGATGGCCTGTTAGACGATAACTACCAGCTAATCACACCAGAGGAGGCCTGAGGCCATGGCAATACATAAAGACTATAGTGTATACGTTGGGACTGACCGCGTGTACTTTGAGCACATCATCAAGGGTGAGGATGACGCCATATGCGTCTACGTTATGCAGGGGACTATCTGTTATGACTACGATATGTCATTCTGTATGATCCCTGAGGCCAGAGAGTGGCTTGATGCTAACGGATATGACACTAGCGATATATTAGGTTAACAGAGGAGGCCTAAGGCTATGTATTGGGATAGGTTTGATATTTGCGAAGCTTACTACGCTTTCGCTACTGATTATCACGGGGGGCAATGTTCCCCAGAATACGCGATATTTGGAAGATTACATTCTATAGGATTTAATGCGGGTATGATGGGCGGGAATTATGATCACTTGACAGACAACGGTAAAGAAATTTACGATAACTTAGTGCTACAATTGGAGGCTTGAGGCCATGAGAGACACAGTTTACGAAGTAGAAAATGAAGAATCAGGGTTGATTGCGCAGGTAATCACATGGCCTAACATCATGTGGAAGTACCGCGTTATCCTGCACGATGTGGACGCAGGTGAGCGAGTAGGCATTCACAAGTCCTTTAAGCACCTAGCAGACGCTGAGGCCTACGCTGATACCTGCGTAGATTGGGGTGTAGAAATTTAATTAGATGAGGTTGCGTTAGTGGTAGGCCTAGGGTACACTCTGGGTCTACTGCTAAACCAACACTACAAACGAGGGTAATACAATGCAAATTAGACCTATTGCAAGCAATATGACAGAACTAGTAACAGACGGTTGTACGGTACTATTTAGCTATGAAACACCAGTGGCGGCATACACGCCCACGCAGGGCTATGTCCGCACTGCTAAATGGTACAGTCAGACTACCACGCGACACATTAACAAATGGTTAGACGGTGTTGACGCTGATGAGATGCCACAAGAATTCTTTGATAGCATTACTGGGGAGGCCTGAGGCCGTGTATACAGTAGAATATTATAGTAACGATAATGGGGCATGGGAAGAGAGTAGCCGCCCATACAGTGACTACGCTCTGGCAGTGGAGACGATGAGACAACAGGCAGGTATGTGCCCAGACATACCACACCGCATTGTGGAGACCATCCGCACGACGGTAGCACTCACGGCACACGGTGAGGAGTTGGTTAAACTGGACTGTTTACTAGAGGAGGACTGAGGCCATGAGCAATTATCAATCAGCGGTGAGGCGTATACAGTCAGCGGACAACCTAGGCAAACTGGAGCGCCTAGAGCGTAGCCTAGATAACTTGTATTGTTTGGGGTTGCTCACTGTCTCAGAGTTTGTTAAACTGGACTGTTTATTAATGGATCAATACTGTCTACTAGAGGAGGCCTGAGGCCATGCAAAAGATTATAGGTAAATACTATGCTGAATACGATCACGAAACTAGACTGTGGTCTATCCTGAGGCGTGAGGTAGGCCAACCGTTTATTAGGTATCCTGTACTAGTAAAACTTTGGTTTCCTCGTTGGGTATCCAGCGCTTTATTAAACAGAGGCCTGAGGCTATGAATATAGAAAATGAGATGGTAGCAGCATTAGTTTTTGTTATATCATTCACTGGTGCGTTATTACTATGGGAGTGTCTGTTATGATAATCTGCTACACTACGGATACAGACTTTTATGACGGCATTGCGGCACTGGTAGAGCGTGGGTTATCCTTTGCCGCTGACGCTCAGGACTTAAGCATAGTATTAACTGGAGGATAATAGGTCATGAATAGATACGGACTACACGAGACACCGGTACAACTAGATTGTGATTGGGCTACCATTGACGCTGTGATACACTGGGAATTGACTTGCGACGATTTCAGGGATGTATTCGAGATACTCAAGGTTAGCATAGGCTCGCAGGATTTGCGCGAGGGGTGGAATATAGATTATTTCGAGGGTATCATTCAGGATGAGATTGACAACGGGGATACAGAGTTATGATGTGTGATGCTGTTTTAGAAAAGATGCTCCGCTGTTTATTACGGAATTTGCAGGATTTGACAGAAAATCAAAACGCATATGATGACGCCACAGGCGAACGTGTATCGTTTAAAGATTGCGAGGCTATGCTTACCCACATGAGGACTATAACAAATGAAATCTCAATGGAAGCCTAATATAGATCGTCTGGTGCGATCAGCGATGCACGATGAGCGTTATTGTTCTTATATAATGGATGTGTTACACTCTGAGCAGTACGTTATGTCACTGCCTGAGATACTCGATTTCTGGGAGCGAGCGCGGGTGTCTGATTTGACAGTACACGAGTTTATACGACAGGAGAAAAAAAAGTGAACATATTCTACCTAGACCGTGACCCTCACGAGGCCGCGAGGCTACAGTGTGATCGTCACGTGGTAAAGATGATCCTAGAGACTGCTCAGCTACTCAGTACTGCCCACCACGAGTTAGACGGGGAGTCACCAGCGTACAAGGCCACGCATAAGAATCACCCTTCAGCGGTCTGGGTGCGGTCTAGTGCTAACGCTTACGTCTGGGCATGGCACCACCTGAAAGCCCTTGGGAGCGAGTATGAGCGACGTTATCAAAAGGTACATAAGACTATACGTGAACACTTAGAAGCTCTCTGTGGGCTTCCTGTGGCCTTACAGAGCGATGTGTCACCTTTTGTAGACCCTCCACAGTGTATGCCAGATGAGTGCAAGAGGGTTGACCCTGTACTAGGTTATCAGGTATACTATAACTTTAAGGCTGACGATTGGGACGCACGAGGTATCCCTATGAAATGGTACGGACAGGAGGCAGTGTGATATACTTGGTAATCGGAACACTAGTCGTTTTTATTTTAGCAGATATGTTTTTAGGTGGTTGATATGTATAGAGTATTAGCGGTAATGTTTGCGTTTGTCACTGCACCTCTGTGGGTGCCTTTGGCAGTGTACATAGCAATAACCTATCACTGGACTGATACAGTACCATCGGAGGATGAATAATGGAACCAGATTTAACGCAAGAGCAGATGATACAGGATCTATCAGAGTTTGAGCTAAACTTTATAGACTTTGCAACGGTGGTATCTATGGCTAGGACTGTGATACGAAAACGGTACAGGGACATGAGTTACAACGAGCTAGTAAGCGCATACGATAAGATATTTGGGGAAGACTATGAGATGTAAAGCGTGTGACGTAATCTTAGACGAT